CTAAGTATTTTTTTCTCTCTTACAATTAAATTTTTCTTTAATTTAGCTGCATGTTCAAGATCAACTCTTACACCTTTGAATCTCATGTCAACCAAACAAGGAAATAATTTAGTCTCAAGATTAAATACATCCATAAGTTCTTGATTTACAAGTTCTATACTTAATCTTTGCCATAACTTTAATGTAGCTTCAGCATCACGTTCAGCGTACTCACCTACATACATCGCAGGAAGTTTCCACATATCTGCTTTAGGATTAAGATCATAACTTTTAGCTGCTTCTTGTAAAACTTTTTCATCTTTACCAAGGCCTACATAATGTTTTGCTAAAGTATTTAATGCATAAGACATTCTATTCTCATCAATTAATGAAGCTGCAATCATAGTATCAACTATCTTACCTCTGATTTTTATACCAGCAGATCTTAACCAACAAACATCATACATTGCATTGTGAAATATAAAGGTAGTTTTCTCTTGATTAACTAGATCTTGAACCCACTGTAAAACAAGTTTTCTGTCCATATTTCCACCACCTTCGTGTCCAATTGGATAATAACCAGACCAGCCTTCTATGGCTACTGCAACGCCAGCAATGTGGCCTTTTCCAACAACACTACCTGACCCTTGGGTCATTAAATGTGGATCATAAGTTTCTAAATCAATAGCAACTTCTTTACATCCAGATAAATCTTTTAGTTCGTCTGGTGCAACCCATTCAGTTTCAGGTGCAAACAATGGCATTTGGGTTCTTCTCATGAGTAGTCCCTTTCTAATATCATTTCTAAATAGTGTATAGCTTTCTTCACGTCCTCTTCCTTTCCCTTGTATTGATGTCTACAGATATATTTTATAGCGTTGCCTTCTGCGAAAAGCAAATTATTTTCATTAATAAATTCTGCAGGTTGTATTTTCATGTTCTTGTAATGTTTCCCGCCCACTTGTTTATCTAGTGAATCGTAGTTAGTTCCTTTAAATATATCTTTATTGGTCATAATATATAAGCACGATCAAAGTCTTTTGGATCTACAATATGTAATTCACGCTTCGCTCTTGTTGCACCTGTGTAAAATAATCGATGTAATTCATCTGGATCATTACTTAAGGTTTCAAGTGCAGCGCCTGTTAGATCTTGCATCAATAAAACTTTATCAGCTTCTCCTCCCTTTGCTCCATGTATGGTTGACATTGTTATACGAGGATTTTTATTTATAGCTTCTCCATTCGCCCTCATGTTACGAATGTAGTTTTCAGTAATGGTATCCAATCCTTCAAAAGATTCAAACCAAACTTTATCTGTTATTAATCCATGTTTTTCTTGGCATTCTTTTAGTGTGTACTTACTTTCTGAATGCAATGTTTTTCCTTTTCTAAAACCTTCAAGAACATTTGCTCCAAGATATTCATATATATTTTTAATTTCTAAATGATTTAACATTTCTTCTTTACGCCAACTTTCCCAATTGTTTAAAGCTAACAATAGTTTTAAAGGAATAGAGTTCCTACCTTTGTATTGATAGTACCAACCTTGTAGTTCACATAATTCTTTTACAGGATCTAGAAAATAGTTTGCCGAAGATAATACTAACCAATTGCCTTGACCCATGTCAACTTGAGTAACATCAGAATATCTTTTTAAAATACCTTCTTCATCTCTAGGTTTATATTTTTTATCAAACCTATTTTGTACTTTGTTTATTATATGTTGTGATAGTTCATGGATAGGTCCACCTGGTATTCTATATGATTGGTCTAATACTTTAATGTCATTAACTTCTTCTTTCAAAGCTATAAAATGATCTACATCAGCTCCTGCCCATTTGAAGATTGCTTGATCATCATCCCCTGCAATATAAGTTTTCTTTGCTCTACTCCAAAGTTTTCTAACCATTTCCCATTGTATTAAAGATAAATCTTGTGCTTCATCTATAAATAATACTTCAAAACTAGGAGCAATATCTTGATCAATAAAATCAATTAAAAGATCATTAAAGTCTTTTAAACCTTTTTCTTTTTTAAATCGTTCTAACTCTTCTGCTAATAAAAATAATGTGCTTCTCTCTATGTCTAATATATTTTGTCTTGAATCATAGTACTCTAATAGATCCATACGTTTAACGGCTGCCGTGTTAATAATTGTTAAGTATTCATTATCTGAATTAAATGTACCATCATCACTTGAAAACTTCGCAGTCTTAATAGGTATGCCACATTTCTGTCCAAATTCCTTATAATCTTCAAACTTCATCATCTTTTCTTTAGTCATTCCTAAAGCTCTAAATGCATAAGAATGTAAAGTTCTGAAGTTATCTAGATCATTATCCACATCTAGACTAAACTTGTCAGCTGCTCTATTGGCAGCTTCAGTTGCTGCTTTCTTTGTAAAGGAAAAGTAACCTATTTGTTTAGGTCTAATCCCCTGTTTTATGAACTCGTCGACCAAGTTTAACAACGTTGTTGTCTTGCCTGTTCCCGGTGGTCCTAGTATTATTGTTTTCATATTTTTTTAGTTTCCTTTCTGTCATACTTAACTTTGTTTCTGTTTTCTCTAGTTTTTCCTTAAGGTCTTTTATTATTAATCTAAATCTTAAATGCCAATTTACCCCAACATCATAGTCATATGCCATTAAAATAATTCTTTCAGTAAACCTACTTTAAATATTTGTTCTTTAGTTCTTACTCTTAACCCTTTAGAATTTTCAGAACGAGTTACAAATCTTAAATTTTGCAATCGATAGTTCCAAGGCTTACCATCAATATGATCAACAACTGTTATGTCATAATCATAAGGATCTAATTCTCCTGGATTTAAAAAGGCTCTGGCTACTAATTTATGAATACAAATACTTATGTTTTTTCTTTTTAAAGAATTTTTTCTTGAATCAATTGTTTGTAACATTACATATGGATATTCAATAGTATCTCTAATAACTACATGTTGAGTTTTAATTTTACAATTTTTCCAATTAGTATCTATGATATAAGGAAAATCACCTGTGTTTAATCTTTCATCAAACATCCAAAAAGGGTGTTTTCCTCCTGTTGGTTTAATAAAATATCTTTTAGAAACTACATTATGATTAGGAATAATATCTGCGACATCTATAGTTTTATTATCTATATCTAAATGAGAATGTTCTTTTTTAAAAAAATCTAATTGTTTATCATTCATTAAAAGTCATCCTGTTGATATGGAACTTTAGATAAACTTGCATCTATCTTTTTCATTGTTTTAATTTTTATTAATCTTGGTTGTTGTTTTTTAATACTTACTCTTATCTCTTCTACAAAAACATCATCATGGTATCCTTGTTCTTGAGTTAACCTTTTAATTAAATTACCTGTTTTAGTTTTGTCCATCTCCCAATGATTCTTCTTAGCAAAGTTATAAAAGTCTTCCATTCTAAAATAAGTAAACTCTCTACTGTCATCAGTGTATGGAAGTTTGTTAAATATATCATCCATTGTTCTAGCTAATTGTCTATTGGTTGTCCAATCTTGAAGTAGTCCTATCATTTCATTTATAGGGTCTAGAGATTCTAAAGGTTGAATCTGTTGTAGGTTTTGCATCATTGGCCTTAAAAATAATTCTTTCCAATCTTTTGGTTTTGGAACAGGCACTATTAAGTTAGCTTGATCTAAACATGCTAATGCAAATAAAGGTGGACTATAAAGTTGTTCTGATTTTAATTCTATTCTAGTTTTATCAACATCTAAAAACCATTGTGGTGGATTAGAGGTATACTTTGTTAAGTTACCTAGAGCTGGCATTTCTTCTTCTCCAAACCCTACTCCAAATCTTTTTGTTCTACATAAACCAGATTGACATACAGAGTTTATAGGTGCATCCTTACATCTATACTTGTCATAACCTTTTCTATTTATTGATTTAATTAACTGTTGAACCTCACTATTACTTAGTGGTGGCTCCATGTATTTCATATTAGCTTTTACAATTTCATCTTCCCAACTATCTGGATTAGATTGTTTGTAATAAACTGCTACATTAAATAATGCATTATTTCTAGACCCCTCACCAAAACCTATTGATGCCAATTTGTTTAAGCAAGGAGGTCCATACGGAAAAGCTTCTTCTATTTTTTTTTCTTCAATCTTAATTTCTTCAATTTCTTTTTTGGTTTTTGAGTAAACATCATAGAGCTGATAAAATTCCTCAAGTGCACAACCGGTGCCATTATCGTTGATAGCATATCGTAGTCCTTTCATGTTATTGTGGTAAGGTAAGTTTAAGAAATTACCAGTGTCACCACGTTCCACTAATATCTCTGTTTGTTTAGGGAAGATTTCTGAACCTTCATATCCTAAAACTACTGCAAATTTTTTAAGAGTATTCTGCATAAGAGCTGCAGAAATATTTTCTTTGGTAAATAAAAAGACGTGTGCTCCACCAGATTTAGATCGGCAGACTATTAAAGGGAGTTTAAGATTCCTAACACTTTTAATGAGGCTAATGTGATCAAGATCGTATTCGTCAATATCAATGCACCCCCACCTACAATCATTGTTTTCTGTGATAGGGATAATCCCAAGGGCAGGTCCTTCTCCCCCAAGGTGATTTGTCCAGAGTTCGTCGGTAACGGGTTTACGAACAATAAAAGCTTTTCCTTTTTGCTTTCCATTTTCTCCACGTTCTCCAGGTTGGTATTGTCCATATGCTATCGTTAATCCACTAAAAATTTGTTTGAACTTTTCCATATATTCCTTTTTTCTTTCTTTGTAAAGGGGATCTTACGATCCCCTTTAAGTTAAATTTAGTACGGCGTACTATCTTTAGCCTTCTCTTCCACATCTGCTTTTGTTTGCACGTTCCCTTTAGAGACATTTCCGTTAAAGTCTTTAGCCATTAGGTATAAAGACTTATCTTCTTGTCCCATGATTCTGTCTTGTGTAACAGACCAACCATACCAAGAACCTTTATCGTTCTTTTGTAGTACAGATTGGAGATTGTACACAACCCCATGCATTGGTGGTATTGCAAATCCACCCTTACCGTCAGCTATTTGTATGGTTTTCATCATAGAATTCCATTTTTTACTAACGTTAAGTTGTGTTGATTTCATAGTGATCAACGCAGGTGTAAATCCACCTGTTTTAGTTTCAACCAAAACATAATAAGAAGCTGTCTCTTCTAAATAGTTACCGTTAGGTAATCTAATTTTAGATCCATCTCTCTTACCTGTTTGGATTACCGGACTATTCGGTAGGTGGATAGCAACCGGAGCACCGGGTCCATCTCCTCTATCCGACCATTCTGGATAATCCTTTTTGTAGTAACAAGGAATAATCTTGATACCTTTTTTACCATCGAACAATTCGCTGGTAACAGTATTGTAGATATTGCCTGGTTTAGCACCGTCTACATACTTCGCATCACCTTCAGTTACCTGTGGTGATAGTTGTCCTAAGATTCTGATAAACGGTAACGCCATATCTTCTTGCGTCATGTTCTCAAAACCTTTTTGCAGGTCATCACCAAATAGTGAAACTGAACCTGTGTCTTTTTTAGTTACTTCATTACTCATTACACATTCTCCATTATTTTCTGGTTATTTTAGTTTTATCTTTAATCCATGTATTAAAGACATCAGAGGGCATGTCGAGACCAGCCCCGACACGCTCTTTGAATAGGGCAGTTAATGTAGCCCAAGCCACATCAGATTTCTGTTCTGGTTGAAATCCATTTTCTGCCGCAAGGTTAAGCAACTGCTCCGCCTTGTCATCTTCTCCACGACCAAAAGTTACAAAGATATTGTTTTTAATAATATCCTCTAACTTGTTGTCCCGAAGCCATTGATAGGCTGCAACTCTTTTAGCTTCATCTTTTGGAAGAGTGCACCTAAATTCTTTTTTAACTTTAACAGACGAACCATCGTCTAGTTTAATTTCACTTAAACCCTGCTCGGCTAATAATTCTGGTATTACTATTGAACCAATATTATCTGCTTTTTCTTTTAATTGTTTTAAGTGTTCTTCAGCTGAAGCTACTTGGTCTTCTATCATTTTTAATTTATGACATTCAGCTGCGATTGTAGATATCTCTACATTGTCTAAAAGATCTTTTGAATCATTTAGCATCATGTTTGTTACTTCATTACTCATAGTTTATCCTTTCTGATATAGATCGAAATTAATTGGGTAGTACTTAGCCTCTCTTCGATCCCATTTCAAGAGGTTAAATTTTCCATTTGTATTATCACTTACTATAGCACATGAAATTCCTATTACTGCTGGATCTCCTGTCAATAGTACGTAATCTTGTTCTCTAAAATCTCTTAAGTTTTTTTGCATTTTAAAAACAAAAGGACTAGAGCTAAATATAATTTGAGAATCTGGACCAAAGTTTGGTAAACAAATTACTAAGTAACCAAAATCAGATGCACCTAATATATTTATATTAGCGGGTGGATGTTGTAATACATAAACGAAATTTTCTTTAGGATTTTCTTTTTTAAATAATAAAAAATCTGCTAAAGATTTTGGTTTATATAATTCAAATATTTTATTTTTCATTTTTTAACTTTCTATTTTAATTCTATTATGCTCTTGACAGAACATATAATAGTATTTATATAATTGTCAACTAGAAAGAAGAAAATAATTATGAATTATAAATTTAAAACAAAACCTTATGCACATCAAATTACTGCATTAGAAAAATCATGGGATAAGGATGAGTATGCTTATTTTATGGAAATGGGTACAGGTAAGTCTAAAGTATTAGTAGACAATATTGCCATGCTTTATGATAAAGGTAAAATAAATGGCGCATTAATTATAGCACCAAAAGGAGTTTATAGAAACTGGTTTTCTAGTGAAATTCCAACACATTTAGTTAGTCATATACAACCTACAATGGTATTATGGACTGCTTCAACATCCAAAGCAAAGGATAAAGAGTATCAATCATTATTTGAAACAGGACATGATCTACACATCCTAGTCATGAATGTTGAGGCATTCAGTACTAAAAAAGGTTTGGAGTTTGCGGGTAAATTTTTAAGAACCCATAGAACTTTAATGGCTATAGATGAATCTACCACTATAAAAACTCCCACAGCTAAACGTACTAAATCTATTTTAATGCTTGGTAAACAAGCAAACTACAGAAGAATACTTACAGGTTCTCCTGTAACAAAATCACCATTAGATTTATATACCCAATGTGCTTTTTTAAGTGAGCATTTATTAGGGTTTTCTTCCTTTTATACCTTTAGAAATAGATATGCGACTATGTTAGATAGAAACTTTGGTGGACGTAGGGTTCAAATTATTGGAGGTTATAAAAGATTAGACGAACTGTCAGAGATATTAAAAGCCTTTTCTTATAGAGTTCTTAAAGAAGATTGTTTAGATCTACCAGAAAAAGTTTATATTGAAAGAGAAGTAGAATTAACTGAAGAACAAAAACAAGCTTACTCTACTATGAAATCCGCTGCTCTCGCTTTACTAAAAGGTAAAATGGCTACAGCTCCACATGTACTAACTCAAATGATGCGACTACATCAAATCACTTGTGGTCATTTAAAGAATGATGACGGTACAATAACAGAGATTAAAAATAATAGACTAGATGAATTGTTAAATGTTCTTGATGAAGTAGAAGGTAAAGTAATTATTTGGGCTAATTATATTTATGATATTGAACATATTGTTTCTGCTATTAAAAAAAAATATGGTTTGGAATCTGTAGTTCAATACTACGGTGCGATCTCTTCAGATGAAAGACAAAAAACAATTGATCGTTTTCAAGATCCCGATTCCGACGCACGATTCTTTGTTGGTAATCCACAGACCGGTGGATATGGTATTACGTTAACTGCAGCTAATAATGTAATTTACTATTCTAATGGTTATGATCTAGAGAAACGATTACAATCAGAGGATAGAGCA